GAAAAAGAAAAAGATCACTGGTACTGAGTTGGGCGTACTGGAACAGGCAGATACACACTTCAAGGTATTCGCAAAAGGTTATTACATGATGGGTGATTAGTACTTGACAATGCGAATCACTTATGATACTATGAATATATGATGGAGATTGAGATGACATAGCGAGAGTTCGGATGCTGACCCCCACCCCTGGCTTCTGGGAAGGGTAAAGGAATAGGTCAATAGCATTAGTGTAAGAGGCTGCGCCGTCACGATATAGTGCGGCGACTGACTACCTCTAAGGCCTATCTGATGGTATCCCCCTTAAAGATAGCCGCCGATGATAATCTATAAATGCAATAAAGATACGGAGAAATAAATGAGTATAAAGTATTGGTCTGGCAAACCTACAGACCCAGAGTTTTTGAACTATACCCTAAAGTCATATGAGGAAGTGTTCAAGAATGCAACGTGGGAAAGGCCGACACCCAAACAAATAATTGGCGAAAAAGAACATCTAGAGAAAATCAAGAAGGAGGTTCTCAATGAAACTAAGTGAATTCAGAAAGAAGTTCGGAGAAGGTACGGACTTTGACCTAGACTATGGTAAGTTATTCATCATTGGTCTATGCATTTACATTGCGGTACAAGTGTCATGAAAGACCTAGATGCCCGACAAGAATTATTAATCATCACAATGGAAGAATGTGGTGAACTTATACAGGCCTGTTCAAAGGCATTGCGTAGAGGTGAACTCTTTCCTAACTCTGATTCTGAGATGCAACTCAAACAGGAAATCTGTGATGTATCTGCAATGATTGAATTGATGCAAGATTTTGATATTATCTCATGGGAAGAGATTGAAGACGGAGTGGAACGTAAACGAAACAAACTGAAACAATGGTCTAAGTTAATCAATGACCCCACCCCCCCAAAAACTGAACCGCCATTGAATGAACCTTATACACAGAAGGTTATCTATGGTCACACTTCTGCTTCTTCAGAACCTATGAGTGAGTATGAGGAACAGGAATGGAAACGAATTGAACAAGTATTAGAGAGTCAGAAACGTGGAAAAGAAAGTATCTAAAGTAACACCTCTACATGACCTTACATGGTATGTGAAATGGGTGAGCACTCTTCTGGTGATTGCGTCTGTTGTTTGTCGTTCTCTTGAACTGCATCTCTATGATATGGTGTTCAGTTTGTTGGGAGTAGTCGGATGGACATTCGTTGGTCTACGATGGAACGACAGAGCTCTCACTCTTCTTAACACAGTATTAGGTGTACTACTTATTCTAGGCATCGGAAAGTATTATGTGTCATGAGTAAAACAGATACACGCAGAGATTCATGGGATAGAGATTACATGGGTAATCATTATCAGAAACCAAAACCTAAACCTGTGGATATGAATATAACACCTGTGTATGTTTTCGCTTTGTTCTTTATTGCGATATTAATAATGGTGGGAAATAAATGATTGAACTGTTTACAATTGCGGTAATACTAAAGATTGCCGAACTAACAACCTCTTGGGATGGTATGATAACTCTTCCTTAGTGGTGACGCCCCTGTGGTGGAATGGTAGACACATCAGACTTAAAATCTGAAGACCTTATGGTCGTGCGAGTTCGACTCTCGCTGGGGGCACCACTGCGAATCACTTTGCGAATCATCTGTGCGATTCGCTGAAAAATCCTCTTCCCTTCTGAAAAAATCCAAAAATCCGACTCGTAAGTCACTGATATTACTGAGAAAAATAAATGTGTTTTTTTCTCTTGACTTGTTATGAGAACATTGGTATAGTATATGTATAGTGAGAGTTAAGGAGAAAGACATGACTATGACCTTTGAAGATTTGACCACCCTTCGGACTATTGTTGAGGAAGAAGTTGAGTGGATGTTTGGTGACGTTGTTGGTACTGGCCAAGGTATCGGTTCTAGTGACATTACCGCTTGTATGAACGCTTGTGTTCCTGCTGTCAATGGACGGTTTGCGATTGACCTTGGTATCATGCGAGGTATGATTAACGATGCGTTGTGCGCTTTAGAAGAAGGAGTTGCCTAAATGAAATACACTAATGTAAAAGTACCAACTATTACTATGAATGAGTTGACAAAACTTCAGAAAGACTATGTGTTCTTTGAAGATATGTTGAAGTCAATAGAGAAAAAGAAAAAGAAAACGCCAGGCAATGGTTTTGCAAAAATGAAATGCAAAGAACATATGAATTCTTTAATGATGATGTTTGATGCAATTGACCAAGGAAAGGTTCTTATCAATGACTAAGACAGAAACAATCGTAGATACTCTATGTGACTTTATTGCTTATGTAGATTCGTTCTACAATGCTGAAACAGGTATCTATCCTATCAAGGGTATGACCAACTCAATGGTTATCAAGGGTGTTCAAACCTATATCACTCAAATCGGTGAGAGCGAATCACTTGAGTGGGGTGACGGTGATTCGGTTGACCGTGAACGAGTTCGTGACATTATCCTCGCTGACAACGATGTTCAGTGGGGATAAGTCATTGATTTTACTGAAGAAAAAAACTTCAAAAAAAGTGAAAAAAAGTGTTGACTTGTTATCAGAACATTGGTATAGTATAAAGGTAATTGAGAGAGAGGACTAAAAACATGGCTTACATTTCACAAGAGAAGAAAAAAGAACTTGCCCCTGCTATCAAGGCGGTCTTGAAAAAGTATGGTGTCAAGGGTACTATCGGTATCAATCATCACAGTTCTTTGGTTGTTAATATCAAGGAAGGTGTTCTTGATTTCATTGGTGACGCCCAACAACACAATGATAAGGTTGCGGCCCAACGTGGTCAAGAGAGTTATCCTGTCGGTGACCATCTTCAAGTCAATACCTATTATGCAGCTGACTGGGCGGTTGATGAGACAATCTCTAAGTTCTATGAAGAGTTGATTGCTGCGATGAAGGGTACTACTTGGTACAACAAGTCTGATGCGATGAGTGACTACTTTGACATTGCGTATTACTTGGATGTCAATGTTGGTAAGTGGGATAAGGGTTATGTCTTGAAGGAGGCTGCGTAATGTTGAAACAGATGTTAGGTGCGTTTTTTATTTTTGCTGGTCTGCTTGCGATTGCAGGCAGTGCTGGTGATTGTGACGGTAAGTGCATGGAGTATGCAAACACCCTAGAAGAAATGATGATTATTTGTTTTATAGGGTTGACATTGCTTGTCACTGGTGGTATTATAATCTATAAGGAGAATGTGTAATGGGAAAAGTGAAGAGTTGGATTATGGACATGGAAGAAAGTGTCCATGCCGCAATTGATGCTGACTGTGAAAATATTCAACAAGTAATTGGGTTTGTGAAACAAGACCCAGACGTTGAGATTGTTGATGAAAGTTTCGTGAAAGAATACTACAACGAATGTATGGAGAATATGTAATGGGATTGTTAGTGAACGTATATAAAGATGCATCATCAAAGTATGATTGCACAAACGGTGGTGTCTCTTCAAGGGATATCAAAGGTCTTTGTCTGACTAATGTGTCTGGGCCTTTTGACCCAAGTGATGAATATCCTGCCGCTAAGTTGGTGAAACAGTCTTTCGGTTTTGGTTCTTCAGTGAAAGTTATTCCAGAGGAATCAGAAGGAAAACAAACTATGATGGGTGGTAACTATGCCGCAACATCTGACTCAAGGTTCAGCGACAAGGTTGAAGAGATGCTTGGTGTCCACTTCTACGGTGCGGTGCCTATTCACGATAGGGTTGAATAAAAAAATGTTTAACTTGACTAGACTTTTAAATGCAGATTGGTTTATTCGTATACCACTCGCAACGGTATTCCTACAACAAGGAATATCCAAACTTCCCTTTAGTCCAGATGATGCAGCGTCATTTGACCTTCCAGTTCTTGTGTGGGCATTTGTGGTTGTTGGAGAAATAGGTGCCGGTATCGGTTTGATTGTCGGAGCACTTATTCAAAAACTTTGGAGTTTTATTGCAGACATAGTTACACGATTTAGTGGATTCACAATGGGTTGCATTGCAACTGGTGTAATTTGGATTTCACAACCAGACAGTCTTATAGATGTTTTGTTGTATGATAACTTACACATATTTCTTTGGGCCGGTGGATTGTTCTTTGCACTGAAGGGCAACACTAAATGATTTATCTGCCCGTAGCTCAGCTGGATTAGAGCAACGGTCTTCTAAACCGTAGGTCGCAAGTTCGAATCTTGCCGGGCAGGCCAATTAAGAGGGAACATTTCGTTCCCTCTTTCTGTATAAATAATCCAATAAAGGATTGTTTTAATATGCAGAATTTTCTAGGCAGAGATGGTTTCATCTGGTTCACTGGTGTTGTTGAAGATAGAGATGACCCAGACAAACTTGGTCGTGTTCGTGTTCGTTGTGTGGGATATCACACAGACGATGTAGAGAAAATCCCAACAGCAGATTTACCTTGGTCTTGGGTTATGATGCCCACAACAACTAGTGCAATGGGTGGACTAGGTGAAGGTATGCCTTTTATTGTTGAGGGTAGTTGGGTTGTTGGTTTCTTTCGTGACCCAGACCAATTGCAAGAACCAATTGTTATCGGAACATTGCCTGGCATTCCATCCGAATCTCAAACAGTCGATAAAGGTTTTAATGACCCACGGAGTGAGGATGCGACACAGAGTGAAGAAACATATACATACAAACCAGACTATGGCCCATATCCATTAAGAACAACTGATAGTGATGTATCCAGACTTGCAAAGAATGATGCAAATAATATTCATCCAGAGATTGAAGAACGAGACAATGCGGTAACAGAAGATGTGCCTACCGCAAACGAGAAAAAGATTCTAGGTGACGCTGACTTTACTGTAGATATCGCATCTACATGGACAGACAAACTCGCAACTAATATTGACCTTACCGCAACAACTTGGAAAGAACCAAAGACTACGGATGATTCTATTCGTGGTGCAGATGCTACAGGTCGCAATCCAGAAACAAAAGAAGATAGAGTTGCTCCTTACAAAAGAAGGAACACAGAGTATCCATACAATCGTACATACGAAACAGAGGGTGGTCATATCATAGAAATTGATGATACACCTTATGCGGAAAGAATGTATCAGAAACATAAGAGTGGCACATTCACGGAGATTGATGCAGATGGAAACAAGGTGACCAGAGTGGTTGGACAGAACTATGAGATAGTTGCTGGTAGTAACTTCTGTAATATTAAAGGTGATGTCAACCTTACGATTGACTCAAATTGCAAGACATACATCAAAGGTGATTGGGATATTCAAGTTGACGGAAACAAGAATGAAGTTGTCAAAGGTAATGTTACAGAAACCTTTGGAAGCAATGTTGTTTTGAATACACATTCGACAACATTAACAGGATTTAGAACGAAAACAATTCTTGGTCTTGAAAATGAAAATGTGGTTGGTGCAGTCGCACATATTTACGGTGGTATCAAAACAGAGACAGTTGCTGGGAATGTTACGGAAACATTTAGTGGTAATCAAACAACACAGATTACTGGCAACTTGGATATTGATGCCGCAAGAATTGACTTAAACTAGGAGATAATATGCCCGCAGTAACAAGAGTAGGATTGGATAGTCATGTAGGTCACGCAAGCCCTACACCAAATCCATTTCACAAAACAGCATATGCATCTGGTTCTGGTGATGTGTTTACAAATGGTGCATCAACCACAAGGATTGGTGATGTCACAGGATGTGGTGACCCAGCGGTTGGTGGTTCTGGTACAGTGTTTGTAAATGGTATTGGTGTTCATAGACAGGGTGATGGAACTGGTGGACATGGTTCTTGGGTGCCGAATGCGTCTGCATCTGGTTCACCAAATGTTTTTGCTGGTGGGTAAAACAGACTAAATAATACAAAGAGAGATAACGATGGCAGTACAATCCGCATACAGAGATGCACAGGCAACAAACGAATCAAGTCGTAGTGCAAAGGTATATAAAGATTTAAATCTTAATTTTACTCGACATCCAGTTAAAGGAACTTTGTCTCCATTGACTGATGTTGCTGCTGTAAAAAGAAGTGTACGAAATCTTGTTATGTATAATCACTATGAAAAACCTTTTCATCCAGAGATTGGTTCTGGTGTGAGAGATTTGTTATTTGAAAACATGACTCCATTTGTCTCAAACACATTAAGAAAATTGATTGAGGATACAATTATAAACTTTGAACCAAGGGTTAGACTTGCCGAGGTTGCAGTTAATCCAAACTTTGATAACAACCAGTATGAGGTGACAGTAGAATTCTACATAGAAAATTCTCCATCAGAGCTTGTTGATATGTCGTTCAACTTAGAGAGAATACGATAATGGCAACCACAGATAAAAGATTAAACGTAACAGACTTAGACTTCGATGATATCAAATCGAATCTAAAAACTTTCATGCGTAACCAAAATGAGTTTACGGATTATGACTTTGAGGGTTCTGGTATTAATGCACTGTTAGACGTACTTGCGTATAATACACATTACCTTGCAATGAATGTCAATATGGCTGCAAACGAAATGTTTCTTGATACTGCATCTGTTCGTGCGTCAGTTGTTTCCCATGCAAAAACTCTAGGATATACACCAAACTCTGTTCGTGCTCCTTCTGCAACTGTCAATGTTAAATTAAATAATTTTCCATCAACTTTAACAACTGCACTCATTCCAAGAAACACAGTTTTTACAGCAAGTGTTGATGATGTATCTTATCAATTCCGCACACTATCAGATTACCAGACTACAGTTGTAAATGGCATTATATCTTTTTCTAATATTCCAATTTATGAAGGAACAATGGTAAAGAATAGATATGTTGTTGATACAAAAAACGTAGACCAAAAATTTAAGTTAACAAATCAAAATGCAGATACAACTTCTTTAAAGGTACAGGTTTATTCTGATGCATCAGCATCAACCTTTGCAACATACACTCTTGCTACCGATATTACTAAAGCAGGGCCAACCTCAAATGTTTATTTTTTACAAGAGTGTGATGATGGACAATTTGAAATTTACTTTGGTGATGGTATTGTTGGTCGTGCATTGTCTGATAACAATGTTGTGGTTTTGGAATATCTTGTAACCAATAAAACCGCAGCAAATGGTGCAAAGAATTTTTCAACCACTACTGCAATTTCTGGTGTTACTGATGTTACTACAACAACTGTGTCCGTTGCATCTGGTGGTGCAGAAAGAGAATCTATTCAATCTATAAAGTTGAATGCTCCTCTTGACTATGCGGCACAAGG